TAATGTATTTGAAGTTAATGTATTATACAACCCTAATGTATTAGAGGTGTCCATTTTACTAGACAACAAAGTGTTAACTTCTGCCTCAGAATAATATCTAGAATCTAAATCATAAGTAACAGTCGAATTAATTCCGCTCGACTTTACTGTTAACAGATTTCCATTAGTATTTAACTCTACACTATTTACTGTATTTGCCTTTAATACATTATCACGAGCAATTGCACTAATAGTATCTATTTTATCATTAAGTTTCGTATCTACTTCGGATTCTGTATAATATCTACCATCATGCGTATGAGAATCATTAGCAACAGTTGCAGTTATCGTTACAGTATTTGCACTAAAAGATCCTGAACCTGATACATCGCCAGATAATGTAATGCCTGCCGTTGCCCCTAAACGTGAGTTCGCAAGGTTTATAGTATTTGCAACTTGCATTCTATCGTTAACCAGTATGTTAGTATTTGATACTTCCATACGGTTTTCAATCATTAAAGTTGCATTAGCGACTTGAATTCTATCGTCTATTTTTAAGTTAGCATTAGCAACTTGCATTCTATCATCAATCAATAGAGTAGCATTAGCAACTTGTAATCTATCACTGATTAATAGTGTTGCATTAGCGACTTGAATTCTATCATTCACAATACCGTCGACTTGGCTTGTAACATAATACGATGATAAATTTACAAAGGCAGCATTAATTTTGTCGCCATTAGCCAGTTCACCGAGAGCAATAACGTTGTTTCCGGATTCATTATATATCGCTTTAAGCGGAATTACATGAGTATTTGGAGATGCCATCTTCTATCCTTTATTTTACAATTATGCTATCATTTGCGCCATTATTTCTAACAAACGTAAATAGTCCGCTAATTACAATGATTTCGTCTAGAGTATTTCCACCAAGATTATCGTTTTTATAAAATGGAAAATCTCCGCCCCCACCATCACTACCAGAAGCAGCAGCAAATCTCAAATCGCCTTGACCATTGGTGGTCAAAACTTGATTTTCCGAACCGTCCGAAACAGGGAATGTGTAGGAATCATTGATTTTTAATGAGGATGTATTTGCTCCAACTTCAAACACACGAAGACCATCCGTGCTATATAATTTACCATCATTAATATTTAGAGCAAGTTCGCCTGTAGAAATATCAGAAATTGTTGGGACTTTTCCGGATACAGAAGAACGTTTTATCTTTACGACTGACGCCATAGCTATGACTTCCTATACATTCAGTGCTTATATAAGCAATTGATAAGGTGAAGCGACCCCTATAAAGGGGTCTTAATTGCTTCTTTTATTTTATTTAGCTTGAGAAAAAACTTTACCTTTAGATACTATTTTAGTATAATAGAACTGCGGCTCTGATAATATACTAATAGGATCCACCATCAATCACTGCATCAAGTTGAGCTAAAGTATATCCTGTTGCAGAAACGTCTACTGTAGTTGTGGGTTCAACTTGCGATTCTTTATAAAACTTAAAAGTTCCATCGCTTGAATCTCGAAAATACCCAGAATATTTAGCAGTAGCACCATCAATATACTTCCCGTATATTCCAGTATCAACTGTATCAGCAGAGTTATTTGCTGATAGTTTAAACATTCCATCATCAGCATATACTGTTGAAGTTGAAATATAAGTTAATGCTCCTTCAACGTTCAAATTTCCATCAAGAATCGTATCGCCATTTACTCTCAAAGCACCTTGAGCAGTAACATCACCAGTAAGCGTTGAGGCACCAGTAACAGCCAAAGTGCTAGAAAGTGTTGCAGCACCAGTTACGCCTAGAGTAGAACTCAAAGTTGCAGCACCAGTTACGCCTAAAGTTCCTCCAACTGTTGCATTGGTTCCAACATCTAATGATGATGTAATATCGACATCATTAGGTAACCCAACTGTGACAGTTCCATTTGTTCTTGCAACATTAACTTCATTAGCTGTTCCGCCGATAGCGATAACTGCACCAGTAGCACTATCACTAAGAGTAATATTGCCTGAAGTTGCAACAAAATCGCCCGAATCAAACGATGCTACACCTTTATTTGTCGATGATGCGTCTTCGCCTGAGAAAACAATAGATCCATTTGACTGTCTGGAAATATCGATCCCTTCGCTTGCTTCTAAGAATACTGTATTTGTTGATAATACACTATCCCCAATTAATTTTAAATATGCTCCCTCAGAACCAGAGTCTTTGGTTGTTAGGCGAAAATCTTCGCCCCCCATTGACGTTACTCCTGCCCCATTACCTACATAAATTTTTCTATCAAAAAGGTTTACAGCAATTTCGCCAAGTTCTAGGCTCGGGACCGATCCTGTCGTTGAACTGCGTTTAATTTTTATTATTGATGCCATCTTAGAGTGCCTCTGCTATTATTTCGGTACACCGCCTTTTCTGGTCGGTTTATGTTTATTTTCCATATTTATAATTATTTGAGCTGGAACATATTTCTTATAATACGTTATTTGTTCTTCAAGTTTTTTATTCTTTTCTTCTATTTCCAATATTTGTTGGACTACACCTCTAGGCACAGGTATTTTATTCTGAAATTCAATTTCTTGTTCGAGATAAGAAATCTTAGTTTTTAAAGCAATTATAATTTTATTTAGATCTGCCAATTGCTGTGAAGAAGATTCTTCATATAATTTATGAATGTCGTTCTTATTTGATTTTATCAATATACCCCACCATTCAACTCATCAAATTTTGGAGTCCCATTTGCATTAATCTGTAACAATGTTCCGCTAGTTCCAGTGACAAAATCTACAATACCGTTTCCATTAGTATACAACATTCCATTTTCTTCATATTTTGAGTCGACAAAAGATAAAATATTTTCAACTATCAAATTCGCAGCATATATATTGGTTCCGCTCGATCTCGATAATATTAATTCTAAATTAGCAACTTTATCAATAATCAATTTTCCGCCAATATATTCAATTGTAGGAGAATCTATTGCATTGTTAGTTTGTCCTATAAAGAGCTTATTTGACGAATACGAATATGCAAGTTCGCCATTAGCTAATGTAGACGGTGTGTTAGCGGACTGCGACCGCTTTATCTGTATTATAGGGGAACTCATTTAAAATTCTCCGCCACTTAGTGTAACCTTTCCCTCATCATCAAATGAAAATATATCCCTCTGAACATAAGTATCAGTAGCACTATCGTATATTAAAATTGAGCCATTTGCATTAGAATTTGCTGCATTTACATCTAACAGTTCATCTAATCTTTTTGTTCCAGAAAAATTTTTTAATGTGATATCATTGCTTGGAGTTCCAAGTTTAACCTTAAAGTTCCCTGACTGCTTGCCCATTTTAACTTTAAATGACATTTTACGCCCTCGTGACTTCAGGTGTTATTGTAAAAACTCCTTCCAGTAATCTAGAACGAACATTTTGGCTGTCTGTCAATTCTACGTCATATACATACCGTCCAGATTCCATATTCGATGAAACCCCTCTTCCTAAACTCAATTTCAACATCCCATTTACTCTATTTTCAAAGGTACATTCAAGTACTGTTGCAGTTGAAGAAGAATAATGTTTACGAATATGAGCATTAGCCGAATATCCTGTCAAATTCACTGCAGAATCATCATCATCATTAATAGTTATTACAGTAGAAAAATCAGTCCCCTGATCAATAACGATATTTGCTTTTGTTGCCATATTATTTCCCGAATTCTATGTATTATAGTAATATTTATTTAGAATTCTCTAAAGAATCTATTCTAGATTTCAATTCATTAATAATCGAAGTTTGTTCTTTAATAGATTCAATTAATAATGCATGTAAAGAGTCGTAGTTAACTGTTTTATGCTCTTCCTTAGTATTTAGATCTTCAACAGTCTTAACTGCTTGAGGTAATACTTTCTCAACATCCTGAGCAATTACACCCGCAGACTTAGTTCCATCTTTCTTCCAATTAAACTCGACACCAGTAAGTTGGTTAACCTTATCTAAAGCATTCTCAACTGGAGTAATATTTTCTTTCAATTTTCTATCAGAAGAGGCACTTGATGAATGTGCAACTATGTCACCGTCAACGTGAAATCCGGTAGAGTAGGTGGTTACATTACTCGTATCAGTTGTTATGGTTGTAGACAATTTTGCTTTTGGTGATGTGGACAAAGAATTTCCTTGTCCAAAAAACATATCGATTGTTGAGACTGTAGGCTGCCCTTCTCCGCTAGTCGACACATAATCATAGTTTATAGAATTTATTGTACTTGATCCTAATCGATCTGCCCAGATATTGCCGCCTGCAGTGACATCTCCACCTGCAGTGACATCTCCACCTACAGTGACATCTTGGTCTGCATCAATATCGTCCATCACGTAGAGGGATGACCAAATCTTAGTGTGACCCGATCCTGGTTCAAGCTCAATATCCGATACTGGTTTAGACCGAATAAGCAGAGCGTTATCATTTATAATAGAAGAAACATCACCAACCATAACGTTCTTGCCGTCGGCTGTTCCAGGATAACCTGTGTAATAAAGGTCTGATGTGCCGGAATCTGCTATGACTGCTGGTATTACATAGTCGGTGAACCAATCATATTCGGCATTTCCTGGGGACGTAATCCGAGTAAATATTGCCAATGCCCTCACCGAATCAGTTGCATCTACATCACCATCATTATCTAGATCTCCAAAATCGAAACCTGTAGACCCTGCTGTGGTCTGTAATAATGAGTTCAAAGCAGTATGATAAGTAATGCCTACATTAAGACCCAATATTTCAAAACAAGTAGCACGTGCTACTGCTTCCACACCTGTAATAGGTTTACCTATAGTAATGCCAGAATCATTATTAATATTAACCTTGCCCGTTCCGTCGGGTGTTAAGGTAATGTCGCCATTAGTATTTGTTGATGATATTGTATTACCATCGATATTAATGTTATCAACATCAAGTTTACCGTCAATATCAACATCAGCATCAATATCCATATTAGAATCAATATCAACTAGTCCAGTACCATCTACCTTGAAGTTCTTAGTACTAGTTGTTGTGATGGTTGTTTTAGCATCAATATCAAGTTCAGAATCAATATCAACCTTATTAGTACCAGATATCTTAAAGATCCCGTCTGTTGTATCAATGTCAGTTTGATCTAAATATGTTCTTCCGTCAACATCTAATGATCCACCAGTTACGTTGCCAGTTAAGTCACCAGTCACATTGCCAGTTAAGTTACCAGTAACATTGCCAGTCACATTGCCAGTTAAGTTACCAGTAACATTGCCAGTTACGTTGCCAGTTAAGTCACCAGTCACATCGCCAGTCACATCGCCAGTTAAGTTACCAGTCACATCGCCAGTCACATCGCCAGTTAAGTT